TTGATATAACCAATGTCTATGTGGTTTAGCATTTGTTTTTTCTTTATAGTGTACACCCCACATTTCATGACACTCAAATTTTGTTTTAGATAATTCTTTACTAATCTCTTCAGCAAGTTTACAGGCTCTCTCTGCAATCCAAGCATATGATACACTTTCTTTATGCATGTACCAGTTTGTCATTTTTGGATTTAGTTTATTTCGTATTGTATTTGATTTTTCTATTGTAGTTAAACCTAAATCTACGTGTAAAGGTACCTCTTCTACTCCATTAACAGTAGGTCTTGTTATTTTTGCAAACATGGCATCTTCATAAAAATTACGAACACCAAAGGGATATTTTTCTTTTGCCTCAATATACTTCATTTGCTATTTTAATTATCCTATAAAAAAAGGGGGCCGAAGCCCCCTCTTGAGTTCAACATCTACAAGTTGAATTATGCGCTGTAAGCTACTTGCTTACCGAACACTTTGTTGATACCTGCAGCGATAATCGCTTTAGAAGGTGTACCAACTCTGTAAGAAACACCTTTTGCTGATCTATTTTCATAAATCATCATACCTTCGTTTCTTAATTTTCCAACCATTGCAGCTGGAGATTTAAGATCGAACTTGTTTCTTAAAGATTTCCACGTTACATCAGCACCTGTATTAAATAGGTTTCTGATTTTTGTAGTTTTGCTTAGTGCTTGTCTACCCATGATATAGTCTCCTTTAGACGTTTTTTGGTTCTCTACTGAGAACAGTTTGTTTAGAAAGTTTATCATCATTTCGCCTTTCTCTGTTATTTGTATTAAATATACACGGTATAGATGATATTGTCAAGGGTTAATTTTTCCTTGATTTTCCTACTGATTTGCCAGTTTTTCAAAGTAATTCATCGTATCATCGTCTTGACTCTTAGTAATAGGAGCCTCTTTCGATTCTACAGGTGTCTCACTTTGTATATCCTCTGCGACATTACCGACCACAGTTTTACCACTTAAAACAATGTCAAGTCTAGTCTTCAACTCGTCATATGATTTAAAGTTATCTGCAGCTGTAAACTCTTTTAGAGCATATGCTTTTTGACATACAGCCTCTACTTTTGCCTCGTCTTCAAATAGTTTAGAAGATGATTCAAAATCTGAAGTATCGTAATTCCAAAAACCAGCGACCTTTCTAATCTTTAATTTAAAGTTAGCGCCACTAAATGGGTCAAATGGATTTACGGGTTGTTCATCTTGAAACTCTGGTTGCATTGCAGCCAAAAGTTTATCATATATTTTCTTACCATATCTGAATAAGAATACTTTACCTTCATTGTGAGGATTTTTAGGGTCTGTCACTACATAAACGTTAGAGTAGTATTGTAACTTTCTCTTTTGTTTTCTAGCGATCTCTTTATCAGATTCAGCACCTGTGTTCCACAAAGCAGTATTATACTCTGATACTGGGTCTTTCTGATTAACAGTAGTTAATGAATTTTCAATATACCACTGACCAGTTGGACCTTGAAAGGCATGTGAATATACTTTTGCCCAAGGTAGTTCTTCACCATGAACTGCTGGTAAGAATCTTAGGACAGCATAACCATTGCCAGATTTATCTAACTCTGGTTTCCACAATCTCTCGTCTGTATATGATTTTTTTTCTTGAGGTTTATTCTCTTCTTGAACTGCACCTAGCAATTTATCTAGAGAATTATTTTTACGTATGTTTTCTAATGACATTTTATTGTCTCCTTATGTGAACGTATGTTATCGTATGTTAATTTGTATTATTATTTATACAAGTTATAAGTGTCATTCTACACTTTTCCTTGTCTATTGTCAAGAACTTTTTATAGCGATTCATAAGATTTTTTATGTCTGTCCATATTAAGTCTTCTTGCCAATTCTTTTGATATTGAACTAATTCATCCAATATAATCATTGTTTCTAATGAAACTCTTTTACCTAGATACTCTCTTAATAATAAAGGGTGTGTATCTTTCCACTCAAATAACTCTTCAAATCTATCTGTATATGGTTCTATTTCATTCTTAAAAGTATATGTAAGTGATTCTGTTCTCTTTTTCCAATCTGCATAATATTGATCTTCAAACTTTCCTACCCATCCACCTTTGACTATTATATAATTTGATACAAAGTAATCTTCTATTTCTTTTTTAGTCTTTAGTTTTCTGGCTAGTCTTGCAAAGAAAAATCTATCTTTTCTTTTATAGAAACTATCTCTCTTTATTTTAGTCTTACCAGCAAACTTATGGTAATCATATTTGTTTTTAGAAAAGTGAGCTTTGATTGCACAATATGTCAGATATACATCAGCTGCGTCTATTGCCACGAATGCTTGCCCATTTTAGGTTCTGCAAAATCCATACAGTATTTTATATGTTTTAAGTCTTCTTTAGTTTTTAGAAAACATACCTCTTGAGCAAAATGTAATTCTACATTATTTTCTACTGCCAAGTTTAATAACTCATCACGTCTTTTTGCATCATCTGTTAAACTGTACATACTACATAGCACAATGCCATCTGGTTTCTGTTTTATATAATGTTCAAGTGCTGGTTGCCAATCGCAATGCTCATTATCAAACTCATAACTAGAATACTTTATGTTAAATTTTTTACAATAGTTATCTATGGTTTCTCTTTGCATATACTTAGGTAGACCTTTACTAAATCTACTATTCCATGCTTCGTAAGTAATAAAGTGTTTACCTGTATAATCAAACTTTTCATCTGATCTATGATCACCAGGAACTCTAAAATAACCACCAGGTAATCTTCTATCGTATTCCTCACCTTCAAGTAAGATACGCATATCTATTGCAACTCTAGTATATCCCTCTTCATTGTTTATATTACCATGCATATGTTCTTGCCAAAACAAGTGACTTTGCCCAGGTTTGAGTTCGACAGGAAAAGCCGCATCAAGACACACTTCCTCAAATTTATCTAAAGTCCATTTTTCTTTTAAGAATTTTTTTGTAATTTCTTGACTTTTTTCCCAACCTATAAACCAAACTGAAGCTGTTTTTGTTGCCAAAGTTAATGGAGTCCAAAAAGTTCTAATTCCTCTACCGTTTCCTACAAACACACCTTGATGAAACTGTAATCGTCTGCCTGATTTAGTTTGATTAGGAATTACGACTCTAAGGGTTCCTTGCCTTTGAATCATATATCTTTTGTTTTCTATCCTAGATGGTGCGTACTCTTTTAAGAAAGCTTCAAACAATTCCATAAAATCTTTACGTGAACAAGCATTCTGAACGTACATTTGTAATTCAACAACCTGTGGAGGTGTCAATACTTCATGAATTTTTTCTAATTCTTTTACCTGTGGAAATTTTTCTTGTATTGTTCTTAATGCCCAACCTGGCAAATCGTATTTTTTCAAATCATAGTTTAATGTCATGTTATCCCAATGTTTGCCAACATTGTCTAACATCCACTCTGTACTCTCCATAATATCTCCTTTATATTGGCAGTTTGCCTACTCCATTATCTTTTGTCTTGATAAGTTTTAGTATGGATGCGTCAGCCTCAATCTTTTGTTTAAGTGCTTTTGTAATTAACTTTCTTACAGTTTCCACATCCATATTATTTTTATCGCAATAGTACATAACAGAATCTAAATGATTTAGATTCTTTTCAATACATATCTTCTCTATCTCTAAAGAGAACTTTTTAGGCGTCAGCTTCGTAAGCATCAAGTGTTCTCTGAAATTTGCCAGCATGAGACTTTTCTGCTTTTGCTAATGTTTCAAACCAATCTGCGATTTCATCAAAACCCTCGTCTCTAGCAGTTCTTGCCATGCCAGGATACATATCAGTATATTCGTGTGTCTCACCTTTTATAGCTGATTGTAAGTTTTGTTTAGTTTCGCCCATAGGTTCACCAGTCGCTGGGTCACCTACTTCTTCTAGATATTCCATATGACCATGAGCATGACCTGTCTCTCCCTCTGCTGTGCTTCGGAATACTTGAGCCACGTCTGGTGCTCCCTCTATATCTGCTTTTTGTGCAAAATAAAGATAACGTCTGTTTGCTTGACTTTCGCCTGAAAAGGCTGCTTTTAGATTTTCTGCTGTTTTACTTTCTTTTAGATTCATAATATTCTCACTATTAATTAATTAATTAAGTGCCTGTTTCTGTTGCTAGGTACAGGCAAACCCCGAAGAATTAAGCCGCTAGGCTGTATTCTCCATATGCAAAATTATTGTTTGCATCTATGGTTGTGAATCCTCAGCTAAGATACTCGTCAGTAGTCGAAACCTATTTCACCCCCTAAGTCGAGGTTATCTAGGTTTGGTGGAGGTGTAGGGTATCGCACCCTAGTCCTAACTGCATTTCTACAAAGCGTCACCGAACTCAATTTTATTTATACCACATTTGGGTTATAATGTCAAGAGCTTTCTTACATTTACAGATGTATTTTCAGGTAACTCACCTTCTAATATCTGAAAACCTTGTCCTACTGCTAATACACATGCCATATTGTAGTTAGGATGAAACTCAAAAATTGTAAACGTTTGAGTTGTAATATTTACAGCAGTAAACACCCATACATAAATTTTAGAACCATCATCTTTCATCAATTGTCCTTGCCCCATAAATGCTCTATACTCGCCTTTACTTTCTAGAACATCAATAAAGGCATCGCCTTGTTGACATAGATGTGGTTTAGTTATCATAAATGGTCTTGTCTCTTCCAGCATACCTTCTGGTGACATTTTCATTTCTGGTTGTGTTGATTTTGTATCTGGTGTATTTGCTACTGCATTAACGCCAAAAACAAAAACCAAACTAAGTATTATTAGTAATTGTTTCATGGCTTATTTCCTTGTTGAACTCAGTAGTGATTTCTTCTATCATTGGAACATAAGTCTTTTTGTCTTTGATAAACTCTTGCACTACGCCGTCCGCTGTTACGACCAAAATAACAATCTGGTCGATTGATTGAGCAGTTCGCTCTTCAAACATTTCGGCGTAGGCAGATGCTTGGATATAATAGTTTTGATTGTATTCATCACTACGTTCTCTTGATGCCGTCTTAAAATCAATCACCGACAAGATACCGTTGTATTCAGCAATGCAATCAACCCTACCTGCTAATTTATATTTATCTGAATATAAGCTACACTCTTGAGCTCTAATGTTGTCAATGTTGCATAGAACCTTTGTGCTTAACTGTTGGAACAAACAATATGGTAAAAAATCTTTTTTAGCTTTATCAATATCAAACGTATTATTAAGATAATCTTCGCACATACCGTGAACCTTAGTACCTCTTGATGCAGCTGTTCTAGAAATATAATTAGCGACATCTTCACCCACCCGTTTACGCCATTCGAACAAACCTTTTTTGTTTCTTACTGACAAAACAGTTGTAATTGAGGGATACTTATTTCCCTCTGGTGTTATGTAATATCTTTTTTTATTAATAGTTTCTGTTGACAATTCTGCCAACGTCACAGGTACATGATTAAACAATTCCTACCGTCCTCATTCTATCAACTAATCGTTGAGCTCTATTTGTTACTTGTCGATACCAACCTGAGTCTACCATTTCGTCTGCAGCCTTTTGCCAATCTTGACTATCAACACCAGCTTTCATTCCTTTAAATTTAGAAAGTCTTGGTCTTCCCATGTTAAACATCATATTTGCTATTATTTGTTGTACTTCTTCTGGTAGATTGTCAAAATCTGGGTATAAAATCTTACATTCATCTATCATAACTTGACAATCTTTATCAAATAATTCTTTTACTCTTTCCTCTGATACAGCTGTTCCTACTGGTTCGCCATGCTCTGGGTCTGATTCTAAAATTAAATGTCCAATACCACAAGTTGGGTATCCTAAATGATCTTTATATATTTCGTATTTTACACCTTCATCTATTTCTAATTGTTCTCTTAATTTATCAATATCCATGATTACTCCATTCCAAATCCAAGTTTGGTTTTTTCGATTAAATATTCTCTTATAAAACCAGAACGTACAATATCAGCTATTGTAAATTCAGTTACATTAAAAGATTTCATATTTTCTAATATTCTCATAAAATCATGTAAACCATTTCTATCATTTGTCTTGAGTAAATCAGTTTGAAAAAAATCACCTGCAAAACATATCTTAGAGTTTTGACCAACTCTGGTAATTATTGTATCTAATTCATGGAAGTTTAGATTTTGACATTCATCAACAATTATAATTGAGTTATCAAAAGTTAATCCTCTTAGAAATGAAGTTGACATAAAGTACATTGAACCTTGATTAATCAATCTATCATATAACATATTGAAAGCTTGTTCGTTTGGTTGTTGAAACATAAACTGAACCATGTTTCTATATGGTATTTGATATAATGCTGACTTATCCTCTTCGTCACCAGGTAAGAATCCAATCTCCCTTGTAGGAATAAGTGATCTCACTACAACTACTTTATCGTATTTTGATTTTATATTAAGAACATCTTGAAATGCTTTATATAAAAGAATAAAAGTTTTACCTGTTCCAGCTGCCCCAAAGACAAACTGGTTCATGTCTTTATCCCAAGTATCAAAAACTGCCTGTTGGTTTTCACCAATAGGTTTTATCTTGAGCATATCTGTTATTTGTAAATCTTTATTTTTTGACATAACTTTCAGTACCACTCTTATCAAAGTATTTATTAATCATTTGCAATAAATCATCATAATCAGCGATTATTCTGACCTCTTTTTCTATTGTTTCAATAACGTCTGGGTGCTCTGCTATTCCCATAGGTTTTTGTAACAATACTTCTACGTTTGCAATATGTTTATCGATATGACCTTGAGCATGTGACTTGAAAGCTTTGAGTATAGTATCTCTCATTTTATAAGTCCTCGTTTCCTTAGTATGCTTTTTGCTTTTAGTTTACCATGTGATTCACCAGAACCAAATCTATCTGCAAGAGGTGAGTTAGGATGATTTTCAGCTACTTTTTGTAAAACTTCTTTCATCCCACCATCTTGTTTGATTCTATCTCCCACACTACCAACAATGTTTATAGGTGTTGGCATTTGTTTGTATCTAGGATTATCTTTTAAAAACTTTTCTAACTCATCCCAGCTACAAAATTCTTCGTATAAATCCTCTGTCTTTGTATCACGTATAATATATGTTGGCATTATTTAACTTCCATATCTTCGCTTAAGACTAAAGGTTTTTTTAATTTATCTCTTAATTCACTATTCTCTTTTCTAAGTTCTCTGACAGTAGATATTTTTTGTCTTAGTTCGCCATTTGTTTCTTGATGAAATCTATTCATGTTTTCTAATCTTTTTATCTCTTTAATTAAATCTTCCTTAGTCAAATTATCAAAATTTGTTATTCTAGGATGATCGTCAACTACGTAATTCTTTATATCCTTTGTCATACCAAATCGGAACCTCCCTATTCTTCCATGTTGCAAATTCATTTTTATAGTTTATATAGTATTTTTTATATGCATCAATAACGTTTTCTGTTTTACAATCCTCTGGCATACATTGAGGTAATTCTGTTACTTGTCCATGTGGAATATTTTGAGGGCATCTTTGTAACCATAAAGATGGTTTACTTGCACCGTGTATCTTTCCATATCTATATTTAAATTCTGCTAATGTTGCCATGTACAGAAAAAATAACTTATAGTAATTACCGCTTGTCTGTCTTACCCATATGCCATCGGGGTGTTTTACGTGTGATGCTTTATATAAAACATCTTCTCTATCGTCATCAAGTCGCCATCGTTTTGCTTTACGACCTGTCTTAGTTTCACCAATATATTCTGTACCATCAAGAACCCTATGAGCAGTACTCAATAACTGAGCATACTCAATAGGCATCTTGACAATGTGTTTATCACAATGCATTTCTGCACATACACCAGGATTCTCATGTAGTTCAAAAATGTTCATATGATATTACTCTACACTAGATTCAGGTTGTTTGTCAACCTCTATAATCTCTGTAATATTCTTTTCAATATTAGCTAGAGATTGTGCTTCCTCTGTTTCGAGTTTTTTATTAACTTCTTTTTCAAGTTCTATCCAAGCCTTTTTAGACTTTAGTTTAGAATAGACCATTTGATCTTTCTTGATTCTGTTAATAATTATTTTTTGTGCCTCGATATCAGAATACTTTAACAAGACGTATGCTGTGTATTGAGCACCGCTAGAATGTATTTCGATTTTCTCTGGGTAATATCCAGCGACATCTACAGAAGCAACAACATTTTTAGTTGCCTTCTCAAACTCTGTAAGAGTTGTAGCATTGATATCATCATCCGTACCTAATCTAGTTACAAATGTTTTTATCATCGCATCCATTTTACCATTGATTCTATCTGCTAAAACATACTTAGCATTCATTGTTGCCAAGTCAACAGATAATTGTAAATCTGGTGCAGTTGCAGCTCCAGCAGTAAAAATTATATCCTTTTTATTAGGAAGTTTTTTATACCATTTTGGAATTTCAACTATCGTTTGATTTACTTTTTTTTCTTTATGTTCGAGTATAGCTGTTGTCGGACTTTTCACCGCACAACCAGTTAAAACAAGACCACCAAGAATAAACATTGATATTAGTTTCAAGTGTTTCATGATTTAAGACCCTCCAATGTGTCTATTGCTTTATCAGTTGCGCCAGATTCATTCAGAAAATTTAGTATGTCTGGCAACAATCCAAATTTTACTATACAGATACCGATTACGATACCTATTATAATTTTAATCATATTAATTCATCCAATCATTATAAAAATCGGTCATTGATACCACTGGCCAACTGTTTTCAAATGCAACAGCTGTTGATTCAATTTTAGTATCGTTTGACTCGTGTTTAGTCTCACATACAAATGAAACCTCAGCACTTATTATTTCTTTTCCCTCATACTTTACTTTTTTAACAACATTACAATGTTCATAAGGGTCTGCAAGTGCAGTTAGACAATAAAACAATACCACCAAGACAGTTATAAACAAAAATGTATTATTAGGTCTCGGTGGCATATAACTCATAATCTAATCTTTTTTAGTTTTAATTAACTTACTCTCTGACCAAACTTTTTTTTGGTACTCTTTAGTTTTCTCAACTTCATTACTTAACCATGTAAATATTTTACTTGGCACACTAGCAATATTATTAGCAAACTCATTAATAGTCATATCTGACTCTGCTTTAGCTATTGTTGTAAATGAAAATAATGTCAAGAAGAACATAATTATCACTTTTCTCATCATATACCTTTCTATTAAAACTAATAGTCTTAATTCGGTGTAGAGTTATAATAAGACTTAGAAAGAGTTTTTTGTTTTCTATATGCTTCTCTTTCCCATGGCAACTTACTGTAACTCGTATTCTCTTTTATATACCTGTCACGCCAACGATAGACACCTTTAAATGCGTTGTCTGTCATTTCGTTTCTAGCGTACTGTTTCACATGCACCATTTCATGGCACAAAGTTTTAACCATTTCGTCAAAACTTAATTTTTTTTCTATCTCTATTTCAAAATCTCTATTGTTCTCTTGCATTAAACAAGTTCCAACAGTATTTTCTTTTTTAGGAATTCTTTTAAAGACAACATTAATATCAAGAGTTCTCATTCTTGGCATCAACCTTTGAATACAATGTTTTATAACGTCTCTAGCAACAGAATGTTGAAGTCTATTGCCATTCTTTGCTGTGATTATATTCATCGTCTCATTCCTCTTTCTATTAATATACCTGGTTTTGTCTTGATTGTCAATAGTATTTATTTTTTCAACTTTTGATTTTATAAGTCTTTTTGAACCAGTCTCGTCATAATTATTAGAATATGGGGTGGTCGGTATTGTCGCAGTCATTATTTTGATCTATATTTTTTGTTTAACATGTCAATCATAGTTGCGACAAAGTTGGCGTCATTTGAAAACTCTTTAAAAATTTCTAAATTTTTTGGAAAACATTTTCCACCATAACCATATTGTCCATCTGGCCCTGGCACTTGAAAGTGTATGTCTGCAGCCATTCTAGGGTCTTGTACTAAAGTTTTTTGTAGTTCATGATAATCGTTACCTGCAATCTCTTTTAAAACATTTGCAAACGTAACTTTCATTGTGTAAAAAGAGTTAGTTGCTACTTTCATCAAAGCTGCAATTTTTGGTTTAGTATGATAAAAAGGATGTCTACCTTTTGATTGATGAACTATATTCATATCTGCATCTGTTCTGGTCACTCTAACCATATTTTTAAATATTGTAATATCTTGTAACAGTTTAAGTTGTTTAGCACTTCCACCAAACACATTACAAATAGGATTCCTTGAATCTTCTAACCAAGTTCTCTCTGTTAGAAACTCTGGCCACACACCTGCTGACATAAATTCATCACCAAGTATATTGTAATCTATTGTTGATCTAATAATAATGTCATGATGTTTTTCTTGTGGTACTGCATTTAAATATTCTTTTACATTATCAGTAGGTGTACATATAAAAATAATGTCTGCATCTTTCCACGTTCCGTTTAAGTTTTTATCTGGGTCATGTATAACAAAATCTAAATTATCTATTAGAGTATTTTTGGTCGCTTGACCTACAACTCCGTATCCTACAATTGCTACTTTCATAAATCTTCCTTATCTACCAATTGATATCCACCCTTGTTGTAAGCAATCGTTACACACTTGCCTTCTGGTAAGTCTAATTGTGGATATACTTTTTTCTTTGTTGGCCCAACTATTTTATCACTTGTAGGATAAGTTGATCTACAAGTTAAATCTGGCATCGGGTATCCGTCAAAATTGTTCCATATTTCACCTGTGTCTATATCTATATTAACTCCAAGTGACTTAATATATTTGTAGTGATCTTTTAATTTCTTTTTTAATAATTCTTTTTTATTCATAAATTAAAAATGGGGTGGATATGACTCCACCCCAAAGAGTATCCGATCAAATCTCTCATAATATATGGATACTCTGACTCTTGCGTTGATGATGAGAGGTTGAGAGGTCGCAAGAGTCAAACTCTAAATTAGTTATATTGATTTTTAATAGTCATGATACCACTCAAAATCATAACTACGAAAGATGCACCTGCAAGTAAGTAATTTTCATTACCCATACAAGCACCACCACAATCTTCGATACTTCCTACCGCAAACATTGCTGATAGACAAAATATTATTGCATATAAATGTTTCATATTAACCTCTCAATCGTCTTTGACTATCCATGTATAAAGGACCCTGCCATTGTATATAATAGTTACCTTCTAAAACATTTCCTCTTGCTG